CCCTCACGGGCGCATTCTGGTCTTTAGACCTTCTTTTCTTATCTACTGTGGCCGGAGATTATATGAATCCAATTAACATTGAAACTTACCAACAGGCAGTTGCCTCTGGAACTGTATCAAAATCGGATCCGATCTATGGCCCAATATCATATCCCTACAATTTTGTTACGGGTACACCCTTATACAAACTTGTAAGATCGTATGACTCGCGTCCGCACGTCGAATATGATAAGATTTATACTGTTAAATATGCTTCCGAAATTCGAAAGAAATTTATCGGTATGGAGTCTTATATTGTTCGAAAACGTACTTACGCTTGGATAGGAAAAGGAAAGAAACGCAGACGGCAAGTAACAGTTATCTCCAGCATTCGCTGGCGTAAACTGTTCATTGATGTTATAGTACGTCGCCGTGTCAGATCTACTACTAAACGTAGTATCTCTGATCCCGGTACCGTATCAGGTTTATACCTGAAGCCTAATAAGCTTGATTACTGGAATTATAGTAATGTAAAGCTTCCTAGGCTCTCTAGTCATCATATAATTGACTCTGACCCTTATGGAGGAACCGTCTTTCCGACATATACAAGTGATCTTGATGTCAGCGGCGCCTTCATTAACGAACCTAATCCCAACACAGCAGGGTCTGGCCATATGTATAATCTGGCCCCCCTCTCTGTTGCGAGTAGTCCGTCTAATGAACAGCGTCCTGACTTACGCGAAAAGGCACTTATTAAACTCTATCAAAAAGTGATAGATGTTGTGCCTAATTACGGCGAGGCCTACGGAGAATTATTTGAAACTTATGATACTATTCATAAGATCATCTTCGAAGGTCTTGGCTTGATCACTGAATTGGTCACAATGAACAAGAAGCGTCTCTTAGGTCGTCTTAGCGGAGTTTCCGCGAAGTCGATCTCTGAATTATGGCTTACTTGGGTTTATGGAATTTCTCCCTTAATCTCTGATATACAGGGTACGCTAGAACTCATTGAGAATTCCTCAAGAGTCTGGCGTTCTTACTCTGCCTCTGTCGGAGATCTAGTCGAGAATCCCCTAAACGGCAATACACTTTCCTGTAACTACATTGGCACTGAGTCCACTCGACAATTTCACCGTTTTGGTGTTATCATAGAGGGACGCATTGACTTTGCTGAGTTTAGAAAGCGTAAGCTTCATTGGGAATCAACGGCGGCAAACGTATACGAATTAATCCCCTTTAGCTTTATGCTAGATTGGATTAGAGATTTGTCTACGTCTCTACACGCTGCGCACTTCTTCGATGATCGCCAGTATTCTGCTTGGGAAACTTGGGGAAATATTATTTCCAAACAAGTTTCTGTAACAGGCAGGACTGGTGTTTTTCGAACGTTAGCAACGGGTAGTAGCTCCCAAATTGTTCAATCTGTTGCGTTGACTAGATCGGTTATCGATACGATACCGGACTTTCCACCGCCGCATATGGTTTCAATGTCGGAGTTGCCAGGTGTCTTTAATATTAATAAATCAATTAATATTCTTGCCATCTTAATCGCGAACTCATCACACAAGTGATAAGTTTTTAACTTAACTCAACCTAAGGAAACCGACGATGAGTCAGTTTACTACCCTGGTATTAAAAGATACCGCAGGCACCGATGTCAACTTTCTGAATTCGCGTATTGATTACGCTTCAGGAGTTGCAACTTGGCTAGGCGTTGGGTCCACTTTTGATGGAAAAACAAAAGTGACCTTTTCTATGACTCTACCGAGCGCGAAAACAACGCGCGCCCGTATAAAAGTCAAAGTGGCCATTCCTATTATGGATCCGTTAGATGCTACTAAGAAGGTAGACGAAATCGTCTTTAATGGCGAATACGTCCTACCGAAAAATAGCATCAATACGTCACGTCAACTTCTTCAAGCTTATGTAATCTCGTTATTCGGGACTTCAGTGCTTGATCGAGCTGTCTTTGCGTTCGAAGGCGTGTACTAAGTACTGTCTAATTCTACTGTTGGTGGTTATTTATTACCATCAGCCAGAATTAGCCGTCCTTTTTGCACGTTCCTTCCTCGCAGTGTGAACTTAATCCAATATAGGTAATATGATGAAGAAATTAATCTCATCTTTTGATCACAGAGTGATCATGGACACTCTCTCTTCGTTAGACTGTGCTCGTTCACTGACCGTCGCGATTATGCTTCGGTATGGTGAATATGCTGCTATTGTCGCCTTGAGTTTTAATCCTCAAGACTACAATAGCTTGTCTGATGCTCGCGATTCTCTTCAAGCTACTGAACTCTTACGTAAACATGAAGATTTACCGACTAATATCGATAAAGCTTCTGTCGCATATGAGTCCTTTTATCTTGCTGAAGTCGCCTGCAGGGAAACTAATCATCGCTTATGCTCCGAAAGAATTTTCGGCGCTGGTACGTTTTTGCGTATTCAGCGTAAAATAGCAGAGGTCTTAGGTCAGTTTAATCCCGAAGAGATGTTTGACTTGGGCGGCTGGGGTCCTGGATCGACGGTTCTTATTACCCGTCGCAACGCTACACCCTCTAAGAAGTTCGGGTCTAAACTCGAACTTACAGCCCCTCTTTACCGTCTTTTAACTTGCAATAACCTCTTAGGGCATTCATATCCTTTATGGAACCCTAAGATGCATGTTATAGAAGGTAATAAGGTAATTACAGTCCCGAAAAACGCGAAGACCGACCGCATTATTGCCGTTGAACCTTCTGGTAACCTTTGGTTCCAGAAAGCTCTAGGCACTATGATTCGTCGTCGTCTTAAACGATTCGGCGTTGATCTTAATACTCAGGAACGAAATCGTGAACTTGCCCTGGAAGGGTCTTCTAATAGCCTTTTGGCTACAGTCGACTTTTCTGCGGCTAGTGATACGATTTCATACCAGTTAGTCTTAGATCTGTTACCTTTTAGTTGGTTTCAAATCTTCGATTTATTAAGATCATCGAGGGGTATCTGCCAAAACTCTCTAATCTCCTATGAGAAGTTTTCCTCTATGGGAAACGGCTTCACATTTGAGCTTGAGAGTTTGATCTTCTGGGCTATTGCTAAATGCATAGTCCCTGATGATCATCCGATGCAAAGTAAGATCAGTATATTCGGCGATGATTTAATTATCCCTTCCGAATATATATCTCTTTGCGAAGAAATGTTCCGTTTCTGCGGCTTCACTATTAATACGAAGAAGTCTTTTTCTTCAACTTATTATAGAGAAAGCTGCGGCGGACATTACTGGAATGGTGCAGATATAACACCAGTTTATATACGTCGGACTCTCAACGGTGTTGAGAGAATGCGTTTCCACAATAGACTAGTTGAATATTCATCTAGAACTATTGGCTACGGTTTCCGTGATAAACGGTTCCGTAGCTGCATATCTTTTTTAGCATCAGCGTGTTCCACCAAATATGGAACATGCCCTATCGGTTATGGTGATTTAGGTCTGATTAAATCCTTCGACGAAGAAGCTCCTACTTATTGTAGGTCGCTTCAACGGGGTTGGTTTTCGAAAAGATCTTTGATCACTATACCGATTTCTGCTTTTAAAGACGACGCGCTATTTGCTTTAAGCAAATTCTACCACTTATGGAAATCAAGTGGTGGCGAAACTGGTAAGGGTCTCAATGGTAACAACGAAACCCTACCTCAACGGACAAGGTACATCCTTAAAAAGATGTACTTTGTTGACTGGCCTTCACTAGGAATCTGGATTTAATCCTACTAGTATCGGCTCTTCC